CCATCCCAAGTGATCTGTGATACCAGGTGGAATCGGTATAAAGTAAATTTCATCACTACCAGTGAAGTAGTCACTGGCATCTACATGATGAAGCTCAACCCTTGTAACTAGTGACTTAGAGCTTAACGCTTCTTTTTTCTTATTCATTGCTGCAACCAAATAACGGACAGAGTGGGATTCGAACCCACGTTACAGTCTCCCGTAAACAGCATTTCCAATGCTGCTCCTTCAACCGCTCGGACATCTGTCCTAGTCATCTATATCTATATCCGAATTGCTATCTGAAACAACCGGAATGCTGAAATCTCTTGGAAAATTTTCAAATTTTTCTTTATATGTGCTCATATTATTGTAAATTTAGTAAATAACGTGTACGATTTACTACACTAAGCATTTCATCTTTGATATTGTGCAAGTCGGTACGCTCTTCTGGGATAGACTCAGAAAGCTTACCTGAAATGAATTTTTCTACGCTGTCAATAAAGTCCATAGGCTTAACCGCCTCTATGCTATGACACTTAGTAGACAAAGAATCTATTTTAAGGATTCCTCGGTCACCTCCAGCATGCACCTCGACAAATTGATCCATAAGGTCGTCCAGCTCGTCGTAGGCTTTCCCAAGAGCCTTGTGAGCAGCATAGGAAGTGGTTTGCCAGTGCAGTATCTTAATCTGGTTTTGAATTGTTAAAAAACTTTGAATAATCATAGTAATTCCTTTTAAAAAAGCAACTTTACTATTTTTGTAATACGTTTAAGTTACTGGCTTTACCTCCATTTGTGGCTTCGACCGCTGGCATGAACTACAGCCCTTTGCCACTGGTGCTTGTCCATCTTTTGTTATACGAGGACCAAGCGTACTTCTACCTAGGTTCTTAAGAGTATTGAGGTTTCCTGTAATAAGCATCAAAGCAGGATTGACCATGGATTTTTCCCCAGTAAACCATTCCTCTGTCTGCCAAGCAGTAGCATCTGGCAGTTTGTCCTTAAATATATTTTGAACATCCATGGCGTACCAGTTCTCATTTTCTCTTATGCTACAAGCGTTTTTGTTCTTACATATTGTATTCATGACCATTGATAGGCAAATTTCATCTGAAATCTTTAATAGTCTTCTTTTAAGGTGACTAGAAGCCTCAGAAATTAATTCATAAAAAGTATTAACATAATCTGGCTTTACAAAAAAGTGATTAGCGTTGAGATTATAAAATTGATCAGATAAATTGCCAAATGTTCTTGACGTATCATATAACTGATAGTTGTTTATGCCAGACCACTCTAATTTAAGTGTATTTTCGCACAGAATATCTGATTCTAAAAAGCACATTGCGTCTTCTTCTTTCATGAGTTCAGCAAAAGAAGTAGGTAATTTGTGTGCAGAATAATGATATGGTCCAAAATAAGCCAAGAGAGCATCTGGATACAGCTCATGAATCTTCTTCATGTATTCAAATTTCCACATACCACGAGAATCAATTTCAATTTTTTGATCTAGTGGAATATTTTCAGCGCCAGTGATCTGAAATTCAGACCAGGCAACGATGTCTCCAGCATAGCCAGAGGCTCTCAATGATCTCACAAAACCTTGAAATGCCAAACAATTGTCTCCAGAGCAAACAGACCAAATTATTTCTCTCATTTTAACTCCTATGAATTATAGATAATATTTCCCTAACAAATTCATGAGAATTGAAACACTTAATGTTATTCTCATAATTATTAATATTTATCGTCATATTTTTTATATCCAACAAGCTTTTATACGGCATACCAAATCCAAATTTATCTATTTTTTCTTTAGGAACAAAAACTGGTAAACCTTGGCATGATAGTGACGCCGCGAATCTTATAATAGTAGTGCTTTCGGATTCTTGAGGCAATACAATATAGCCATCGGAAAAACTTTTAATATTATAATCGTGAACATTGTGTAAGTGTCCATCACCAAAGACATTAGATAATATATTCAACTGAGCATTTACTATAGTTTTTACTGAATGAGATAGATCGATGATAGCGCACATGCCCTTTCTGGTATCCTTGTCATTTATATTTATATTGAAAGAATCTTCAAGTAAGTATATGGACTGTACTGGGTTAATATCCAAAACTCGCTTGTCAAATCCATAGGTCTTAGACCATTGGCTTATTACAACCACATCAAACATGCCCATAGAAATGGCGTATTCCATATCTCGTCTTATGTCTCCACGAGATATAACGCCAATTCTTTTTATATTTTTGCTTTTAATGAAATTAGAAACTTCTAATGAGCACATTGGCCCGCCATCAAAACAAAATGCAGCAAAAGCTGAATCATCAATCATGTTTAATGAAACATAATATCTATCCCTAAATAGATCTTTAGATTTTGCAACTGTATATGGAGATAAGTCAGCATCAAGGAAAGATATTCTAAATGTCGCCCTAAGTTCATCTATCCAAGATTTTATGTAATTATCTACCCTGAAGGTTTGTTTTTCAAGACTGCTAAAATACACTATAGGCGGAAGTCTATTCATTGTTTATGGAAAGCTTACCATTCATGCTATTCCATAACTTTATCGTCTCAAGTTGGACTTTTTCAATTCTGCCGCCATGCTTGACCGGCTTGATGACTGCAAAGTTTTTTGATATCGAAAGGAGCCTAGCCCTTGCCCAATGGGGAGCCCTTCCTTTTGCCTTCTTGCGGTGGCGGACCCAAACCTGCGGCATTTCCGATAACATGTGCTGAAGAGTGACTTGGTCAATAGACATGCAAATAGTATAACAACACAAACAAGAAGATGAATGAAATATGGTAGGAAAAATAGTAATTTTATCAAAAAAAGATCTTGCAGAAGCATGCGATCTGGCAAACGCAAGAATGAGTGGGGTGTCACAACTTAATCTAAAAGATAAACATGGGGCAGAAGGTGGCAGAAACCTTGAATATCATCTCTTGGGCGCTAGGGGAGAAGTCGCATTTAAAAAATATGTAGGCAGCAATCAGGATCTTACGGTCAATACCTTTAGGTCACAACCAGACGTACTTAAATTTGAGGTCAGGACTAGAAGAGAAGACGACTACGACCTTATATTAAGAAAAGACGATCCCGACCACAAGACCTATGTCCTAGTGGTCGGGAGCGCCTGTCGCTACAGGATTACTGGATGGATCAAAGGATCAGAAAGATATGATCATGAACCAAAAACTTATAATGATCGACCAAAAGCCTGGTTCATTCCACAATCTGCCCTGCACAGCATTGAAGAACTTCAATTCTGATTAGTCTTCTTACGCTTGCGAGAACGCGCCTCTTTCGCAATAGCTGCCTGCGTAATCTGTTCGCGTACCTTTGCCTTGATATTCTCTTTCCGCTTCTTACGAACTTTCATCATTCTACGTCCAGACTTATTCATCTTCTTCTCCCCTAAAGGTTGTGGTGTTCAGATTAGAGATTAGCTTATTCTTCAGATTTTTTTCTACCTGAAGCGAAGTGACTTCTGCAAACATGACTGCCTGCTTGCGAGTACTAAACTGGCCAAACATGAAGTACATGCCATCAACTGCAACATAAACGTTGTAGGCAACCTCATTCATTTCATCTGCCGGATCAAATCCATCGTCTCTTGTCGATGTCTCTATGTAAACTTTATAGATGCTCGGTGGAACTATAAAATTGTGCATTCCAGAAGCCTCTTTGTTGTCTTCGGAATCAGCAAGGAATAATGCGAACTCAATATCGCCATTAGTTACCTTGTTTCCTTTAGCCTTGTCTTCCATTGTGTCCTTTCTTTTAAGTATGAACTGCGAAGGATGTATATTCACCATACCGGCAAAGTGGGAATCTATTGCAGATTGTCCTTAAATACCTATTGTTTGATTTTCAAAGTACTCATTGAGCTGACGATTGACTCGGATGAATTTTGCATTCGTTCTTAATTCATAAAGTTTTGCGCTGTTGGTGTATGAGCATGCAGATCGCAATCCGCCTTCTATGTGAATCAAAGCTCCATCAACGCCTCCCTTTGCGTCCATGATTACTACACTGCCCTCTGAGGTTCGATACTTGCTTTCGTTTTTACTATTTTTTAAAGCACGAGAAGAAGAAGACCCGGCGAAGATGAATCTCCTACGCTCACCATCGTCAATCACTACGCTATCGTCTGCGCCCTCATCATGACCAGCCAGCATGCCACCCAGCATCACGACGTCAGCACCAGCAGCGAATGCCTTAGAGATGTCTCCTGGGTGCACGCAGCCTCCATCACTCAGTAGACCTACATCGCATTCGTCAGCCATCTGACGACAATCAATAAGGGTAGATAGCTGCGGGTATCCAACACCAGCAACGCGACGAGTTGTGCAAACTGATCCGCTACCTATTCCAACCTTGATGATGTCGGCTCCAGCATCAGCAATCTGCTTTACTCCATCAGGAGTAACAACATTTCCTGCCATGATTCCAATATCAGGAAATTTTGTTCGGATCTTGTTGACAAAATCAGCAAACTGCTTCATGTATCCGTTTGCAACATCCAAAGATATAATTTGAAAATGTTTGCGAAGATCACTTTGATTAATGATGTCCCTGCTGAAATCATCCATCCCCAAAGTTCCAAAAATAAAATCGTCTTTTTTAAACTCTGGCTTATTATCAAGCAATATTTGATGGGTCAAATGCTTTGTCAGGCATGTTGACATATGTCGAGTCGCTAGTTTTTCAGCCATCGACAAAGTTCCGACTCCGTCCATGTTTGAGGCACAAACAGGAACGTAGTTAGTTAAAGAGAACCCAGCTTTATTGAAAGCCAAGTTACAGAATAGATTAACTTCTTTTCTACTGGATATAAAGCTAGGCTTGGGAACTATAAGTACATCGCAAAAGTCAAGCTTAATATTATTATCGTATAGCATGAATCGCCTCTTGAGATTTAAGAAACTGAACCTACTCTATGCCTTGATCTAGGTGTCGTCTTTTTGTCGACTAAGTTCTGCATTATCATTGCCGTCTTACTGGCATGCTCAACAAAAGAAGGGTTTAATTTTTCTAATGCTGGAATGATTGCGTGACGAACATAAGCTCGAGACTTTTCCATATTGAAGTTTGACTTATCAACACAGAAAGGCACATGAGCCTTCTCACAAGTGGACTCAAGCTTAGTCTTTCTCAAACCCAAAAAAGGGCGCACAATGTCGATTTCTCCAAGTTGAGAATGACGCTGCCGCACACCACAAAGGCCATCAACGCCACAACCTCTGGTTAAATGCATCAGAATCGTCTCTGCAACATCATCTGCATGATGGGCAGTAAGAATGGCGTGTCTTCCATAATTTGAAGCGTGATGCTGCAGAATGTTGTACCGTAACTCACGTGCTGCATTATAGATGTTGCCACCATATAGCGCAGGATAAATGTCGTAAGAGTAAAATGGAAGATCAAACATCTCACTCTGGTGCTTACACACTTCTAGGTCGCTTTGTGCCTCATCTCGCAAATGATGGTTAATGTGAACTACATCTGCAGACCTAATCAGCTTGCGGTTTATCATCACTCTTGCTACTCCAATGAGTGCAGCGCTATCTGGCCCTCCGCTGCAGGCAAGAACAATTTTTGACTCATCAGGGAACAGAGATTTTACAGC